ACCTCCCCACTTTAAGAACGGGGAGGGGAGATCTGTTTTTAACTTAAGCAACCTTTTTAATGGGGTGTTCTAAATTTGGTTCGTAAGCTTTCAAAAAAGAATCCATGCTATGCGGTAATTCTGAATCGCCAAAATCTGTTAAAACTGTTAAGATTTTAAGTATACTTGGCATCTCATCTCGAAGCTTTAAGATCAAAGCTTTTTCTACTACACTCATAGTGTCAACCAGAGCAGTACAATCTTTATCGCTCATACTTTCATGTCTAGAAAATTGAGATAATGCCATCCACAAATCGCATAAGAAATCGACACTGCACTTCATTGTACACCCCCAAAGATTTGTTCTCTCAAACAAGCCAATCCTCTGGATGTGATTTTTGTTGAAGGCAGCACCTTTTCTGACCCATCCGGTCTTTGGATGGTAATAGCAGGACAATCCATGAATCCTTTCTTGATCTTATCCTGATAGGGCAACAATGGAGCTCCTGGAGCCCGTCGATAGACCCAATCATGTTTACGCAAGTAATCGGTTAAATCTTTTGGTCGTACTTCAAGCATCTTTGCAGCTTCAATCAACCCAAACAGACCATCAGAGCGTTTCAAGCCTTCAAGTGCTTTTGCTTTTGGCTCTAACTCAGAAATAACATGATCTTTCTGCTCGATTTGATTTTGTAAGTGATTCAAGACACCTAGCAATGCTTCGGGTTTAGAGTAGTCAATTTGCGGTGTCACTACTTGTTTCAAAAGCCGTTCACATTTGATAAAGTATTGACGTGCTTCATGTCCTTTATCATTACGCTCGATCATTGAAAGGTGTTTAGCCATGTCTAATGTAATGTGGTATTCTTTTATTTTTCCACCCCGGTAAAAATTTACCGCAGTTATAAAGTTTATATTTTCCTGAAATTTACATTCTTTAATGCGATTTTTAATCCAATTTCTAAATTCAGACTTTATTTCCAAAAACGCATGCAAATCACGAGCATTGACGGTTTGAACAGTTTCCTGATCAATAACCTGTTCTCTAATTTCTATAAGTGTGTTCATAATGAATTCCTTGTTGATAGATGTTTCTTAATGACACTTTAAAAAAGTGCCGGGTGCTAAGAAACACGGCAACAAGCCCGTCGTTATGCTTTCCCCCGGAAAGGTATTTTATGGCATAACCACACCCGACAAGACCAGTATACGCTATACGCATATAATGAGTCAAAGCCTTTACAATGTGCGGAAGACTGATTATTTCGGCAACCAATCCGCTTGTTGTTTTAAGGTGTTTCTTAGGCACCTGATTCGATTATTCATAATCCTATCATAATGTCAAGCAGTAATATCACTTTTTTCTAAAAATGATAAACGCATCTTTACTTTATTTGTCGACTCACTTCAAATCTATCAGCTTTATTTTTTATTTATAGCGGAGGGGGGAAATAATGCTCGATACGCTTGACACAATTGCGATGATTGTATGGTTGTTATCTTTACCAATTATTATTACTGGAATCGTTTTTGTATGTATAAAAAAATGGCGGAAAAACGGACTGAAAACTCTTGGTATTGGAGCTTTATTATTTATCGGCTCTGCAATAGTAGGGGCTTCTGTACACAAAGACAGATCAGAACAAGTTGCACACAATAACGAAATTGTTATCTCCTCCTCGACTTCATCAATAGATGTTGCTACTCAAAACGAAAGCGTGACTCAGGTACCAGCTGAGAATACCGATAAGCAAGTTATCTCCATTGAAGACAATAAATCAGATGAAAATGATGGGTTAGGTTTTTGGGGATGGGGGTTGTTAATAATCCTCACTTTTTCTGCAGGTTCCGCTTTATATAATTATTGTCTATACAGACGCAAAAAACATTTTGAACAACAAGTTGCGATGTTACAACCAGATATCCCTCCCTTTAATTTTTCCGAAGCATGTGAAATGTTTCAAGAACTTGATGCAAGTGAATATGATTATCGTCTAGCACCTAATGAAAAATTGTTGGGAGTTCAAGAATATGCTAATTTTGTTGGTAAACGTAGAGTAAATAAAATAGAACAAATGGTAGTTGTAGCACGTGGGCGTCTTTTGGTAACCGATCAAGCTATTGTGTTTGAAAGCTCTGAAAAGAATGAACGAACTACTTGGACGCGAATTGCATCAGTAGACATCACATATGAGGGATGTCGGGTTAATCGCCGCTCTGGTATACCATGGAACTACAAATTCACCGCTACTCCCCAATTTGCTGCAGTGGTTAGGGCTCTTGGGCAGCCTTATTGATTTTTAAACACACCAAATAAAGATGCTTCATTGTTTTAGCTCCCGCAAGATAAGCTTATACATACCGGATTCAGAGGCTTGGACATCAGTGACAGTGAAGTGTTCCTGAGTGGTGTCTTCAGTGTTTTCAGGAGCCATTACAACAACGCTGTCTTCAGGCTTTGGAGGTAAGCCTCCAATGTCATTGATGCAGAGATCAAGTTCCTTTCTTGCAATTGTGGTAGGGATTCTACCACCGGCGTCCGATTCCGAATGTTTGATGCCGTAAATCGCTGTAATCCGAAAAGATTGCTGGTTGTCCTTTCGCCTGTAGATGACGGGCTGCCCAAAGGTATTGCGCACATCTTTGACCATTTTGTTTAGCAGCCCGTGCCATCGCATGTTATTTCGCTCCAATGACTGCTTTGAACAGCATTTCAGGGCGTGTGCAAATGTAAAGCGGATAGCTGTACACTTCAGGTTTCACCCATGCATTACGGTCGTGGTCGACGATGAGCATCGTGTAGAGAGGTTTTCCAACCGTGTTGGCAAAATCCAAGCTTTCGCCAGGGGCAAAGGTTTTCTGAAATACACCAGGCGCATCAACAGGAAAGAATTGACATTCATCAGGCTTAATTCCTATGGCGCGCTTTGTCCCAGCTTTTGCACTCACATTATAGTTGTGAATGCTTCGATAATTGATAAAGGTCACCCCCGCAAAGTCAAAACTCCTAAAGCTCCCCGAGCCAAGAGCACTTGGTGTTGCAACACCTCTTGCGCTATTGAGGGTCTGTGCTAAGGCTGTGTTTAAATAGGTTTCACGAATTGTTTTATGGTTTTTCAACTTGGAAAAGAATTCATTTCCACAAAGCCCAATAATCCGTGAACGATCAGAAAACGCTCCTTTTGAAGCTTCAATCATTCGCATAATGACCCGATCAACATTGTCGGCAACATTGGTTGTTTCATTCTCCAGTTTAAAGTCAATCGGCTTTGGTGGTGTGATTTCCCATTCTTTGTACCAATCGACAATCACCGAACCATCAGCATCAAGGACAACACCTTGAACAGCGCCAAGCTGCATGTTTTCCCATGTCAATTCGATTTCAGAAATCAGTTTCTTTTGTTTTCTGGCAATATATTTCATTGCTGTCTCTAACTGATCTTCTGTGCCAAATTCACGCCGATTTTGGATTTCTTCTGATTTCACGGTATCACTTTTGGCAATCCGTGTTGTTTTAAAAAACCGAAGGTTACGACCCTCTCTATCGCCTTCTGCTAAAGGTGCCCCGCGTTCACTGGTTTGAATAAGCGAAAATGTATTGTCACGCCGTTCAATCCCCACCACTGTGGTGCTGGTTTCAACTTCCTCAAAAAGATTGAGAGAACTCACAAGACCCGGTTGAAACTCATAGTTTTCAATGGCTTTCATCATTGTAATGCTTGAGAAAGCATCATGTTTAAAAAAATTCATATCCATGTGCGCATTCTCCTATCGCAACAGAATGTTGTTTTTGTCTTCGAAAGACTGAATGGCCGCGTTCTTTTGCTCATCTGTGATGGCATCTGGCCATAGCAGTTCAGAAGCTTTTACAGTGCATAAGCGTGCTGTAATCACGGCGCGTTGATCTGCTTCTGTTGCGTCAATAGTGGCAAAAGAAATCCCTGCCGGTGTTTGGCTGCCATCTGTTGCTGCTGGATTAAGGGGGATATATTTTTCCGTTGCGGTTATCTTTCCCATGACAGTTCCCGCTTCAATGAATGCTCCTGATGCAAACACCACTTGTTCGTTTGACATATCGGGGTCGTAGGGTCCAAGATAAGCGCCATTGCGTACGTCGTCATAAATAATATTCGTCATTTCACTGCCCTCCAAGCTGCTTCCCATTTTGCGTGAATCTTTGCCTTGCTTGTCCCATCACTATGAGGGGTATAAGGCGAGACTTTTAAAGACGCGCTCTGAGAGCTAGCAGCCGCCAACACACACTGGCGTGCTTTCTCGAGACTCATACCGTTTTGAATAGCTTTTGCTGCGTCAAAAGAAACGCCTAATTGCTTTGCTTGCTTTTCAAGGTTGGTCAGTGCTTTTGCGCGCTTTCTTTCTTTTTCAAGAGCAGCTTTTATGTTTTCCTGCTTGTTTTCATTGTCTTCATCCTCCTCTTCTTCATCGAGGATGTCGACAATCCTTTCATCGTCTTCTTGTTCGGCGCGGTATTTTGTGCGTGCCATGTGTTTTGTCCTTCTTTTGCTGTTGATGTTGGGTTTTGTGATATGGAATCCGTTAAGGCTTCCAAAGCTTGCGCAAGGGTGCCCTGCGCATCTGCTAATCCAAGCGTGAGAGCTTGGGTGCCTATAAAATTTTCTGCTTTTGTGTCACGAATTGCATCAGCATTTAAGCGTCTATTTTGCGCCACCCAATCGACAAACATGTCGTAGAGCAGGGCGCAATCTGCTTGCATTTTTATCTGTGCTGTCTCGTTCAAGGGTTCGTGAGGGTTGCCATGAACCTTGTGATCACCTTCAAAAATAAAGGTCCATTTATGCCCGTGTTTTTCATCTGCGCGTGACTGATCAAGATGGGCGCAAACAACCCCAATCGAGCCTACAACCCCTGTACGAGCTACCCATATTTGAGAAGCAGAGCAGGCAATGGCATAAGCTGCAGAACAGGCAAACTCATTGGCATGCGCCCAAATGGGCTTGTCGTATTGTTTTGAAAGTGTCTGGAATTCTTCAACCAAATCAAACACACCGCCGGCTTCTCCACCGCCGCTGTCAATATCAAGTAAAACAGCGCAAACATCAGGTTGTGCAATGGCTTCACGAAAAGAAGCCCTTAAACCCTCATAAGAAGTTAGACCCGATAAAGCCCCAAGCCATGCACCGCGGCGCACAAGCGTGCCATGAACTGGTAGGATAGCAATATTGTTTTGCACCACATAAGTTTCAGGGGGTCTTAAAGCTTCCGTATCCTCTTGCACAAAAGCTCTAGGGGGAAACTTTTCTCCCTCAAAAAGACGCGGCGCAAGAGCATTCAAAATGATATCAAGCTTTGTCGATGCAAGCATATGAGGAACACCAAAAAGCCGTGATGCCAAAAACGGCATGTCGAGATTATTCACCATTTGCATGTGCCTCGCTGCCTTGGTTGCTTTCATAAGTCTCAGAAGGGGCTGAAACTGCGGTATCAATCGTTTGATTTTCACCAGAGGGCGCTGCCATATCGGTGTCAAAAGATAAACCGCGCACACGCGCGTCTGTGTGCTCTTCTTGCAGTTCGGCATGAATGCTGTCGATATCAAAGCCGCGCTCGGCAAGTGCCATGCGTCGTGTTTTCAAGCCTGCACGGATTTCTTCTTTTTCCGCCGAGATATCCTTGTTTGGATCAATCATTTCAAGCGGGGGCGCAAAGCTTTCACATTGAAGCCATGGCAAGGGGTTTTCCTCCCAGCCTGGCAAATTGACGCATCCAGCAAGCACGGAAATTTCCACAAAGCGCTCCCAAATAATGCGGTTGAATTGAAAGGCAATGATATGTTCGCGCCATTGTTTAACATGACGTCTAAACTGAATGATGGAGGTGCGCACATTGGAAAAATTCCCCCGCGTAACATCCCCTGTCACAACGGCATAAGGCATATTGAGAGCCGAGCAAATTTTCAAGATATTGCGAAATTGAAAAGCCTCATAAGAGCCACCAACCTCAACAGGATTTGAGAATGTAACTTCTTTATTCTCTCCTAAATAAAGAGATGCACCGGGCGCAATGACAGGTGCTTTGTATTCTTCTTCAACGTTGTTTTTATCACGATTATCGGATAATTTTTCGACGTTTGGTGAATTGTCCTTGACAAACGCCGCGAAAAGAGCCGCCGTCCTTTTTCTATCGAGTTCTGCGTCGTCATAGGATTCGAGTTGAAAGATCTTTGTCATACAGCGCGTTATTTTGGGAGAACCGCGCAATTGTCCGGCAATACGGCGCTCTTTGATATGAAGGACCATTTCAGCGGGGACACGTATGCGTTCTTGACTCTCAAAGACTATCCTTGCAGAACAATCATCATAGGGGTGATGTTTCCAAAAATGATAAGCAACGCGCTTACCACTGGCATTAAATTCAATTCCCATACGAATGTAATTACCTTCAATCTCAGCCGGTCCATTGTAGGAAAGGTCCAACATTTCCGTGGGATAAACTTGTAATTGAAGCGGTACACCAGAGCGTCCGTAGAGATCAACATAATGCAATCTTACAAAGCACTCTCCGGTTAAAAAGACCTCTCGTGCAATGGTTGCTTGCAGCCCATAAAAGCTGGTATCTTCATCATAATCGGCTTCATCAACCCATTGCCACCATAAGTCTAAAAGCTTTTTCTTTTCTTCTTGAAACCCTTCAATGCGAGGATAGGGTTTAATCCCATCACTTATAGCCGCAGAGACCCATTCCTCCGTTGCAGAACCATAAAGAGCTTCATTGTCATAAAGCCATCTTGAACGGGCAACAATGGTATCACCGCATTCCTCAATGGCTTTATTAATATGTTTTTTTGCGGGGTCAAAACCACCCATACGGCGGCTTTTGCTTGCCGCTTCAAAATGGGGATTGTGTTGACGAGAAATTGTAAAAAAGCCCGTGAGTTTATTGATAAAGCCAGCCATTAATAGCCTCGTGATATATTAAAATAGAAAACGCGTGAACGCTTGCGTCCTTCAAGGTCCGCTATTTGTGTGTTCAGCATCTCAAGCGCTCTGCGCAGTTCCTCAACAGAGCGGTTGCTGACTTGCTTATCGCCATGGCGCACCGATTGTGCTCCCGAATAAAGAGCCTCTTCAATTTGTTCACGCCGCCTTTTTAAACTTTCCAGTCTCGAAAATTTGCTGTTAAATTGTCTTAAAGTTTCATCCACAAATTACCTCCAATCCCCTTGCATATAAGGATTCATCACCGTTCTGGATTGTTTCCTTTGAGGTTGTGCTATCTGAGATCTTCTTGGAGCAGGAGAGGGCACATGTTCTGATGTTGGCTGCTCTAAAGAAGCGTCAGCTTTAAGTTTTTCCAAACGCTCTTCTAAGATATCGACTTCTCGATTAAGGTTTATTCCTGCCGAAATCAAACCTTGTAAAGCAGCATAAGCATAGACCCTACAATCCAAAGCCTCGTTTCTTGCCTTTTCGCTTTTTTGCCATTCAATGCGCTTGAAGCCTTTAAAATATTTGATGACTTTTCTTTCAGCGGTTAGCTGATCAAAATATTCCCGATCAAGGCTTTTATGAAAGTGTGTTGCACCAGCCCCTGATGCTTCAGGACCGGATTTTTTAAATCGTGCTGTGATGATATCTTTTGCCGCATCAACACCAACAATATAGAGATTAATCTGCCCCTTATTGTTTCTGCTTGGACGGCGCGGCCATACCGCACGCCATCCCGCTTGCCCCTTAATCCCCCAGATGCGCCGTCCTTCACGAGGGCGCACATAATTGTAAACAGCCTGTGTGTGTCCACCACCGGTATCAATACAAGCAGCCGTTATCCTGATGCCGTCTTTGTAACCAGAGTGCGGCCAGCGTCTTGTAAGATATTCATCCAGCTGGTCCCACACTTCAAAAGAAGAGGGATCACCAGGGATGACCTGATAATCAATATGCCAGCTTTCTTCACTGCGTCCCCATCCCACTACTTCAAGCTCTAAGCGGTCGTTTTGTACATCGATGCCGGCTGTCAACAACACGGCTTGTTCTGGTGCGATGGGATAATCTTCGCGTTTTGCATAAAGACTATCGGTATCGATGACTTCGCCTGTTCTGTCTTCCCATGGCTCTCCAAGCACTGTATTAATAAAAACCTGCAAAAGAGCAGGGTCTTCTTTGGCTCTTAAAAATTCGCGCGCACAATCGCCCCAAGTCAGCCATGGCGAATAAAGCGCTGAAATATGGTAAGAACGCAGACGAGGCTTACTTGGCTCCTGTGTTGCGATCCAGCAAGCACCGTTTTCTTCCGCCATTAAGGTAGCCTTGCGATGTTCAGCATGTTCATGACCACAATGCGCACAAACAAAAACAGCTTTTTCTGGAGCGCCTTTTTGCCACTTGATTTGCGACCAAACAATGGCCTGTAGCGTACCACACGCATCACAAGGAACATTGTAATATCTCTGATCACCAAGCATAAAATCCTTGGCTATACGGCTTGTGTCACGGTGTGTCGGCGTGGACAATTTAAAAATTTTACGTTGAATAAAAGCAGAGGTTCGCTTTTCAGCAATTGTTACAGGATCGCCTTCATTATCGACATTCAATGGATAAGCATCGACTTCATCCAAAACCAAATAGCGAATAGGAGAAGAACGTAAACCAGCAGCACTATTTGCTCCGGTAATCATCAACGTTCCCCCATAAAATTCCTTTGAAAACATTGTATTTCCACTGTCGCGTGCACGAGCAGGGGCAATGCGTTCACTTAAAGCAGGGCTCGCTGAAATCATCGGATCAAGACGAGACTTTGATAGTTTCTTAGCGGTCTCAACTGTTGGCATCACATAAAGTGCCGGTCCTGGACTATGATGAATAGCATAACCACAAAAATTCAACGCTGCTTCCGACATTCCAACCTGAGCCCCCTTCATCACAACCGTTGTTTCAGTCGGATCATAAACAGAAAGATTATCCATGATTTCGCGCAAATAAGGGGTACGTAGTGTCCTCCATAATCCAGGCTCTGCACTCGTAACTGTGCTTAAATAACGATTTTTATCAGCCCACTGGGAAACAGTATAAGGCGGGTCAGGACGGCGTCCTTCATTCGCATAGCAAAAAAAGAGCCCAGCACCAGAGGATGAGGGCGAAGCATCACTACTTATCATGTTCTGTTTTCTCTTCTAAAATATCAGGATCGTGAAAAGAGACAGGGACGACATTTTCCATTAAAGCTTTGCGCATATGATGATCGATAGCTCCAATAAGGCTCGCAGCATCACATCCCACTTGCGCCGCAATTTCAGCACCAAAGCGATAGGCAAAATTGAGCATTGTATCTCGATGCGCTCTTCCAAAGTTCCATGCTTCTTTTCTCACTTCTTCACGATCAACTGTTGTTTCGCGTAACTTTTCCAGAGCAATCTTTTCTTTTGCTAGCGCAACCTGCATTCGCTCCAATTTGATCTCAAATTCATTGGCTGCTTTCACGGAATCCTGTTTAATTTGAGCAGATTTCTGATGAGCTTTCTTAGTAGGATTTTGGTTCCATATCGCTGTTGCAAGAGCTTCATTGATAGAACCATCTTCAAAAAGAGCCGCATCAAATTTACCTGTTTTTATCCGAGAAACCACCGCATTATGTGAAACACCCATCTTTTTCGCAAAGGCTCGAACCGAGAGACCTTCACGATGCTTCTTAGTCATTCAGAGCTCCTCCTTGCCTTGATTTCCTCTTCACTCCAATGAATGAGTTTTTACGGTGTTTCGAATAATTGACAATCAGGTATAATCGGGTATATATTCCGGTATGCAAACAGATACACTTCAAATTACACAAGAATTGTTGGCTCTCATTACTGAGATTGATGAGTTTAAAGGGGCTTGGCGCGCCCTTGGTACTCTTGCACCTGAGCGATTGAATGCCCTTCGTCATATTGCTACTGTTGAAAGTATCGGATCTTCCACACGCATTGAAGGCAGCAAATTAACAGACCGCGAGATTGAACAGCTTTTGGTAAATTTAGAAATTAAACATTTTAAGAGTCGTGATGAACAAGAAGTTATCGGCTATGCTAAGGTTATGGAAACAATCTTTCAATCTTGGAGTGATATTTCTATTACTGAAAATCATATAAAACAGCTTCATCGTGATCTTTTGTGCAATAGTGAGAAAGATCAACGACATCGAGGTGAATATAAGACTTTACGGAATGACGTAGCAGCATTTAATTCTCAAGGGAAAATGGTTGGCATTGTTTTTGAAACAGCTACACCATTTGATACACCACATCGAATGCAAGAGCTTATTACTTGGTTCAATAAAACCAATGAATTAAAGGATCTGCATCCTTTACTTACAATTGGTATTTTTAATGTCACATTTTTAGCTATTCATCCTTTTCAAGATGGGAACGGACGTTTAAGCCGTATCTTAACCACTCTGCTTTTGTTACAAAAAGGTTATGTTTATGTACCATATTCATCACTTGAAAGCATTATTGAGAATAATAAAGAAAGCTATTACTTAGCTCTGAATCAAACTCAAAAAACAATTTATACTAAAACACCCAGTTGGGAACCTTGGATACTCTTTTTTTTACGTGCTCTACAAAAACAAAAACGCCAATTAGAAATAAAAATAGAGAGTGAAAAAAATGCTCTTTTTTCCTTATCTGAATTAGCTCTTAATATTCTTGATTATGTGCGTAATCACGGACGTGTTACGACCCGCGATATGGTGCGTGAGGTTGGTGCAAGCCCTAATACACTTAAAGTAACTTTTACATCATTAGTTGAAAAAGGTCTTTTGATACGTCATGGTGGTGGACGATCAACTTGGTATAGCGCACCTTAATTTATTGCCTTATTAATATCCTTCCCCACCTTTAAAGATGGGGAAGATGAGATCACATTTAAAATCTAAGCAGCTTTTATGACAGATCTAGCTAATACCTGTTTTGCTTCTTCAATTAAGGCTTTATATTTTCTGTTTTCTTCGTCTACTCTGAAGGCATCAATAAGACGCATATGAATGGGACCTAAGAGATACAAAACTTTTTCACCAGCGTTCATACCCTCCCAATAGCTTGGTAAATCAAAGCGTGTATCACGGTCATAATCAACAGCTTGGCTTTTTAACTTTTTCTCACACTCGATAAAATATCGACGAGCTTGTCTGCCTTTCTCATTCCTCTCAACCATTGAGAGCTCTTTTGCCATGTCCAAAGTGATGTAATATTCTGTACTTGGACGACCTCCTTTATGTTTCGGTAAATTTTTACCGAAACTCACAAAGTCTTGATTTTCTTGAGAGGCATTAGGTTTCGCTAAAATTTTAGCGAAACTTATAAAATCCTTATTCTTTAGGAAACCGTACTCTTTAATACGGTTTTTTATCCAATCTCTAAAATTAGAATTGACTTCCAAAAACGTATATAATTCACGTGCATTGACGGTTTGAACTGTTTCTTGATCAATCGTTTGTTCTATAATTTTAATAAGAGTGTTCATCATGAATTCCTTATGGTTAGATGCTTTTGATTGACACTCTAAAAGAGTGCCGGGCGCTCAAAAACACGGCCATAAGCCCGTCGTTACGTTTTCCCCATCAAGGGTATTGTATAGCGTAACCACACCCGACGAGGTCATTATACGCGTGTAGCATATAATGAGTCAAAGTCTTTAATGTACAGAAGACTGATTATTTCGGTAATCAATCCGCTTATGGTTTTAAGGTGTTTTTGAGGCACCTAATTTAACGATATATGTTTTCTGTGAATCTTGTCAAGAAAGAAAATCCTATTGTGTAGCAGATAGGCATAGCATAAGAACATTATTTAGTCTTCTTGTTAGCAGCGTATTCTTGACGTTCAAGTTGTCTCTGTATATTGGCAATTAATCTCTCATTGGCATATTGTGTAATAGTATTTGCAATTTCTGGCTTGGACATTACTCCAGCAATTGAGGGTCCCTCTTGTTTTGCAATGGGGAATTGATCTCCATCTGCTCTTTGAAAGACATTACCATTCAGCTTTTTTAATTCAACACGCTTTGGAAAACTCCCACCTTTGATAAAAGCATGAGGTAAGATTTCTTTCTTTCCAAACATTTTGTAAGTTACACCGCGTTTTGTTTCTTGTGCTTGAAAAAATTTAAGAGGTATCGGTGTTCCAGAACCAATGATATTTGTCTCGAGAAGTTTTGCTGTAGCTTTTTCTTTAATATAAACGCCTCGCTTGATACGCTTTGATTTGGCTGATGTAACATCGGCAATTTGTTTTTCTGCAAAGCGTTCGACTTGTTTTGCTGCGGTGTTTAGAGCATTCCGCAAAGCCCAATTAAGGTGTGGTGCTTGAAGACTTGTAAAGGTATCCTTCACCTGTTGAAGATACCATTTTTGGCGGATGATTAATTTCAACTTCTAAGCTTTTTTGGGAG